GCGGAAGAAGTACCCCGCAATTACCGTAATTACCGACATTGACTATGAGACGGGCACAATCACGTTGAGCAGTTCATGAGCGAAGAAGAAAAGCCCCTCAATCTCCTAGAGTACGTCTCGCGCCTCTTTGGGCCCGTACCCCTAGACGAAGACATTTACACGCACGTAGCTCCGATCCCTAGGATCAAGCTCCTCATACATGAGCCAAATACTCGCCTATCGCCCCGCAATTGACTCAGATATGAGGTTGGTTGTTGAGGGCTTCCTTGACTCCTACCGCACTAGCCACGCTGCCGGCCTGATCTCGATGGAGAGATGGCATGACGTGATGAAGAACGAGTGGATGACGATTCTCGCTCGCCCTGGCACTGAGGTCTTTGTTGCCTACTGCCCCGACGAGAAGGGTACAATGTCGGACCTCTACGGCTACATCGTCGTAGAACGTAGCTATGAGCATAAGGGCGAGCCGATGCCCTTTGTTGTCTATATCTACGTGAAGCACTCATTCCGCAAGAAGGGGTGGCACATCTTCAGCGGCCTCTTCAAGGCTGCAGAGATTGACCCCTCCGAGCCCTTTCACTACGCCTGTAAGACAGCGGCAGTGTCGAGGCTCAAGCCCAAGACTCCCAAAGCTCAGTGGAAGCCGCTAGCTATGCGGTTCCCGCCACCTAAGAAAACCCCCTGAAGGAGAGAACATGTCCAAATCAGCAGCAAAACAGAAGCTAGAAGCGATGCCCAACAAGGACGAGTGGTCTAGCATCGACTTTATCCTATTCCCCGCAGATCGACCGATGCGGCTGCCTGGCAGCCCTTCTGCTACGAGCCTCAGCAGTAACTCAAAGCGCAAGGCTTCAAAGTACGTGATCGAGTACTCACGGCACGAGAAGATGTTCCGTGTTTGGTTTTACGCGCCCAGCAAGCCCCGAGCGTACGAGTTGATCCCCCTACACCAGGTATCAAAACTCGTCCCCTTCCAGAACGGCGCCAAGGTCGTCATTCCCGGCCAACCCCGAGACTAGTGGAGCCCCTATACGGGGCCTGGCTAGAGCATCACTTTGAGGCAGCGAAGAAGGCCCGAGAGGCCGTGCCTACCGAGGCGATCTGTGCGCGAGTGCTCGCAGCGAATCACCCCAATCAGAGAGCCTTCGCCGAAGACCCTAACCTCCTGATAGCGGCAGTCATCGCCCGAGGTGGCGGTAAGACTACAGGCGGCAGAACGAGGTTCCTCCTCCGAATGCTGCGTGTTCCTAAAGCTCGATGCCTGTTCATCGCTACAACGCGAGGGCAAGCCGAAGAATTCATGTGGGAGCCTCTGAAGGAGTTGTGTGCCGCTCTAGATATCCCCGCCAAGTTCCAGGAGACAAAGCTGAAGTGTACATTCCTACACAACGGCTCAACACTCAGACTCGTAGGCGCCGACGACAAGAAGGAAGTAGGCAAACTCAGAGGGCAGCCCTTTCATGAGGTTGGCATCGACGAGGGCGCCTCTTACCCTGACGCGCTGCTGAAGAATCTTATCTACCGCATCATTCAGCCTCGCCTGGGTGACTTCGACGGGAAGCTGTGGATCATCGGAACGCCTGGGCACTTGCTCGTCGGCCTCTTCTACGAACTCACGCGCATCGGCTCGGAGCTGAGCGTACCCTTCGACAAAAGGACCCCTGATTGTGAGTCTTGGAGCTATCATCACTGGACGCTCAAGGACGGCGCTCAATCAGTGCCAGCGATGCGCAAGCTTTGGGCCGCTGCGGTCAGGAACAAGCGTGTCAACAAGTGGAGTGACGATAACCCAATCTGGAAGAGAGAGTATCTCGGACTCTGGGCAGGCGATGACACAGAGAATGTCTTCAAATACCGGGCGCACCTCGACGACGGTACCCCGTGGAATCAGTGGGACCCGGAGCTCAACCCCCTCGGATTTGCCAAGCTCCCCAAGCAGTACGGAGAGTGGCAGTACAGTTACGGGATGGACCTGGGAGAGAGCGACCCTTTTGCCCTAGAGATCTTCGCTTGGAGCCCTCACGACCCTGACAAGAACCTCTATCACGTCTACGAGCACATTCACGAGGGCACGATGTACTCTAAGAAGCTCGCTGAGCTGCTCATAGGAGAGCCTCTAAGGGCCGAGTCCCCCGAGGGGTGTATCGGTCACTCGGGATGGCCAACGGGGCTTGTAGCCGACATGGCGGGCCTAGGAGGGGCCATCTTGAAGGAGGTTGAGGAGGTCTACGGCGTCAAGATTCTCCCGGCAGCGAAAAAAGACAAGCACGACGCTATCAGCATGTTCAACGGGGACCTGATCGACGGCAGAACGAAGATTCTCAAGGGCTCAGCACTCGAAATGCAGCTCGTGACGCTTCAGTGGCTTGTCGACGAATACAATCGCATGAAGGAGAATCCCTCAATGCGAAACGACGCGACCGACGCGGCAGTCTACGCCAGGAGGGAGGCCTTCCACCTTCACTCGAAGGAGCAGGACGCGAAGAAGCCCTACTTTCCGCCCAAGCCCGACATGATGCTCGTTCCCGACGAAGACGACGAAGACGAGTTCTCTGAATATGTCTCTGATGACGACTACGACGATTACATGGATGTGTTTCAGTGACTAAAGCCCAGAAGAAGAACGCCGAAGAACTGCTCGACCTGCTCATAGCCAAGGGGCCGGCCCTACGTGAAGCAGGGTTCACCGAAGTGAAGACTTCAGACCTGAGCTTTTCACTGGCCCCTATCAAACCGGAGTTGGATCTCGACGCCCTCATCCCTGTCAAGGGTCCCGACGAGCGCGCTATGGAGCAAGAGATGGACGCGTTGATGGATCCAATGACCTACAACAGCGAGGGCTCGGTCCCTGGCTACTACGAGCAAAGGCGCCAAGGTCCCGCCTCCAACGATAACCCTAGGACCCTAGACGATGGCTGATCTCAATCTCAAATGGCAGAACACGCCAGACGGAGAGCCTGTGCACACGCAGGTTTTCGGGTATGTATCAGAAGTAGAGCGTTCGCAGTCTGACCTATTCGACAGGTTCAACAAACTCGCGTTCCTCTACGACTCCTACTCCCGATCGTACCTGGGCGACCGACGCGCCAAGGATGCCCTCGTCTCTGAGAACGTCATCGCTTCGAACGTTGACACAGTATCGGCTGCCATCTCTGCGACTGAGGTACGCCCCCGCATCATGACTGACGATGCCGACTGGAGTACTCAGCGGCGAGCCCGGAAGCTCGAGCACTACACTTCTGACCTCATCCGCTCGCACGACGTGCACAAGCAGGCCCGTCGAGGGTTCAAAGAGGGCGCCCTCAAAGGCACAGGCCTCGTCAAGGTCTACCCCGATCGCTTCAATCGTATTCAGGTCGAGAGAGTCCTAGTTGATGACATCATTGTTGACAACGTAGAGGCTCGCCTTCGAGAGCCGCAACAGATGCATCATCGGATGTTCATCGACAAGGAAGTGCTCAAGTCTAGCTTCCCCGACTCCTCCAAAGACATCGACAACATGAACGTCGGCTCTACTACGATGGGAGTTCAGCGTCTCTGGGCTGACTATCGCCCAATCGATGACTCTGAAGTAGTCGCGATCGAGTCTTGGTACCTGCCTCTGGGCGTCGAGGGGCACGACGACTACAAGCCTGGGAGGCACACAATCTGTGTTGACGGGGCTGACCTGCTCGATGAAGAGTGGGAGAAGGAACGATTCCCCTTCGCTGTCTTCAAGTGGAGCGAGCGCCCTATCGGCTGGTACGGCATTGGTGGAGCTGAGCGGATCGCGGGACATCAGCGAGAGCTCAACAAGACGAACTGGCAGATTGACCGACAGATTCAGCAACTTGCCGTCCCTGTCACATACATCAGGCCGGCTGACGCCAAGCTATCAATTCAGACTACAAACCGAGCAGGGACCTTCGTCGTCATCAAGGGCGAGTACCCGAAGACAATCCTCCCTCAGGCCGTGAGCGCTGAGCAGTACGCACGCAGAGAGGCAATCAAGGCCTCAGCGTTCGAAGAGTTCGGAGTGTCTCGGATGGCGGCGAGTGCTGCCAAGCCTGGCGGGTTAGACTCTGGCGTTGCTCTTCGAGAGTACCGCGATCAGACTACTCAACGCTTCGCACTCCAAGAGCAGGACTTTGAGAACTACGTCTTAGACATCGCTTGGCTCATGCTCGATGTCTGCAAAGACCTGGGCGACGACGCTCCCGAGGTTGTGCGACGCTCTCGCTTTGGCCCCAAGGTCATCGAATGGAGTGACGTTGACATGGGAGAGGTGAGGGTACAAATGTACGCCGCTTCCGCCCTCGCTAAGACCCCTGCAGGTAGAACGCAGCTTGCGCTTGAGATGGCACAGGCAGGCGTTATCTCGCAGGACGAAGCCCGGCGCCTCATGCGGCACCCTGACAACGAGAGGGCCCTATCGCTCTACACGTCAGGGATTGAAGCCCTTGAGCGCATCATTGAGGACATCCTTGACGGTGAGCGACTTGTGCCCGAGCCTAATCAGCCCCTGAAGCTGGGGATCTGGCGATTCACTCAGGCTATCAACTTGGCCGAGAGTGACGGAGCGCCCGAGGAGGTCATCGAGAATCTACGCACGTGGCTCAACACTGCGGCTTGGATGCTCGACGAGCAAGAGCGCAAAGAGTCAGAGATGGCGGCAGCGGCACAGGTCGCACAGCAGGCAGCCCTCGCACCTCCTCCTGAAGCCCTACCTCCTGCCGCCGGGCCTGATGTGGCGGCACCCCTAACGCCCGAGATGGGCGCGGCTATGACTGGCGCGGGCGTCGGTCCTGGCTCGTTTATGCAGTAGACGCGTTCCGTTGTACTCCTCGGGTTCGTTCGACCTGAGAGTGCAACGCTTCAAAGATAAACCCCTGATACGGAGAGAACATGCCCCTAGAAGAAGACAAGTACAGCAAGCCCTCAGAATTGAGCGGCGACGACAGAGACGCAATGCTCGCCGATATGGGCAACATTGACGATGAGACCTTAGAGGCCAAGACGCCCGAGGCTGAACCTAAGCCTGAGATTGAAGAGGAGATAGTAGTTGAGGAAGAAGACGAGTCTGAAGAACAGGCGGAAGAAGGCGAAGAGGAATCAGAGGAGGAAGATCCTGAAGAGTCAGACGATGACGACGCTGAACCTGACACCGACCCCGAGCCCGACGAACTTAAATCCCTAGCGGCTGAGCAACAGCGAGAGAAGCGCTTCAAGGAGCGCATGGCCTCTGAGAGGGCGGCCTTCGCTCAAGAGCAAGCCGAGTTCAAGGAGCTTCTAGCAGAGGCCCAAGAACTGAAGAACGGGCACGACGCTCGACAACGCCTGCACTTCGACCCCACAGGGAAGAGTGCCGACGAACTACTGTCACGCTCGAAGCAACTCTACGCGATGAGCAAAGCGGCAGGCCCTAACGCCACACATGCCGAGCGCACAGAGGCGAAGCGACTACAGACGGCTCAGACTGTTGAGGCACGCTTGACGGGCTTAGAGAACGAGAACAAGGCCCTCAAGACTACTATTGAGAACAAGGAGCGCCAGGCACAGGCGAAGATAGAGGTAGACAGGTACGTCGGTGACATCGCCAAGGCCTCAACCCCTGAGACCCCCCTAGTGCACGCCCTGCTCAACGGCAAGGGCGCCGAGAAGGCACGGAGCACAATCCTCAGCATTGCTGCGGCGATGCACGAGCAGTCTGGAGAGCGTCCCGACGCTGCCGATGTGCTCGCGGTATACGAAGATTCAGAGCGAGCCTGGTACGAAGAACGGAACTTAAATCCCGACGTCGTAGCAAAAGCTCGTAAGAAGAAGACGAAGAAGAAAACCCCTGAAGCTGGAGAGAAGACCTCAGCAACACTTGGAAACGATCTTGGATCAACAACCAAGCCGCGCAAAGGACCTATGACGAGACGTGAGGAGAAGGCCGATGTCCTGAGGGACCTCGAGTCTGGAAACTTCAGCTCATAGACGTAGGAGCGCGGCGATTGCAGAAGGAATTCTCAAATGGCCAGTGGCTCACTAACAACAGTCGCATACATCTACAAGCGACTCTACTCAGACAAAAAGGTCGGGGACATGGCAATGCGCTATCACCCAACCCTGTCGAAATGCTCCAAAGAAGGCGGCTTTGGCGGCGTTACTTTTCACTACCCCGCACGATACGGAAACCCGCAGGGTATCTCCGGTACCTTCGCCGACGCTCAGACTGCTGCTGAAACCTCCAAGGGTGAACAGTACGCAGCTAGTCGATCTATCAAATACGGTGTCATCACTGTAGACGGTGAATCGATGGCAGCGGCCGAGGGTTCCAAGTCTGCCTTCCTCGACCTCGTTACTCAGGAAACTGACGGCGTGATCGAAGCGATGGGTGACACCTTGGGCTTCGACTTCTTCCGAGCTGGCAACGGTCAGCGTGGGCGTCGTTCGAGCGCATCAACCGATATCATCACATTGAGTGTCGCTGACGACGTCCGAAACTTCAAGGTAGGCATGACGGTCATCGCTTCAGCTAACGCTGACGGCTCGTCTGCTCGTTCAGGCTCTACCAAGGTCGAAGCGTTCGATCAGAGCTCGGGCACTATCACTTTGGTATCGGCTGCAGCTCTGATCTCCTTCGCCGACAATGACTATTTATTTAGGTTGGGCGACCCTGCTACGTGCATGGATGGACTTGCCGACCTGTACCCTCTGACTGCTCCGGTCTTCGAGTCTGACTCGTTCCGTGGCGTCGACCGAGGCCAGGCTGTTGAACTCTTGAGCGGCGTACGTATCGATGATACTGCTACGTCAATCGAGGAGAACGCGGGCCTTGTCGCTGTCAACATCGCTCAGAACGGCAAGCGCTCTGACACCCTCGTGTTGAACCCGATCAACTACTGGCAGGTGATTCGTCGCCTCAATGCCAAGGTCGAGTTTGACGACGGTGGCGGAACTGCTAACTACGGTTTCGAGTACTTCAAGATCCACTCCCCAGCGGGTACTTTGAAATGTTACTCCGATGCCGATTGCCCTACGAACCGAGGCTACGTGCTCAATCAGTCTACGAACTACATCAAACATCTGAAGGCGTTCATTCACGTGATCACCGACGATGGGCGACCGACGCTCAGGCAGACTTCTGCTGACGGCATCGAGGCTCGTATTCGAAGCATGTCAAACCTCATTGGCAACGACACCGCTTGTAACGGCGTCTTCTCCATCTAACCCACAGGCGGGGTAGCAACTGCTGCCCGGCCTACTCCTAGGAAAGGTCCAATCAAATGGCTCTAGAAGATAGAAAACAGTGGGGAGAAGTACACCGAGACCTCCCCAGCGGCGCTCGAAGTGAATCGACGCCCGCCCCTCTAAGGTGTTCCAAGCGTGGAGAGCTATATACTCACTCGATTGCGAAGGGTCGTATGGCTCTTTCCGACGAGGGGTCATACTTCATCGCTACCAACCCTACGCCCGGCACAGGTGTCGCAGGAATCGCCGCCACTGGCGCTTTCTCGGCTCTTGAGACGCTGATCCACCTACGCAACAACAGCAGCGGTGACAACGCGACGCGCCTGTATATGGACTACATCAAGCTGCAGACAACCGTGGCCGGTACCAACGGCACTGACTGTCTGTACACGATCAATCTGGACTCAGGCACATCTCGCTACACCTCGGGGGGCGCAGCAGTTGTGCCCGTCAATCCGAACATGGACAGCAGCGGCACACCTAACTCCACACTCTATGTGGGAGCCCTGGTAACTGCTGCAGCTACGTCTGATGTTCGTCAGGTAGCCAATGGCGTGCTCCGGCCCGTCATCTCTGTAGTGGGCGATGAGTTCCTCTTCGACTTCGGCGGGGATGTTAAGGGAGGCGCTGGCAGCCTCTTCGAAGGCACCCTCATCAGTCGTCAGGTGATTCCTGTCGCCCCCGTCATCCTGGGTCCAACGGATCAACTAGTGATGTCGTTCTACGCAACCTCGCAGACTGCCGCGACCTCGTTTGAATTCGAGATCGGGTACTACGAGCGTTAAGACCTTCGAGGGGTAGCACCTGTTGCCCCTCGATACTTGAAAGGAGACAACTATGTCATTAGATGCATTTCCAGTAAAAGCCAACGCGCCCGAACTGATTGAACATGTGTGCCTCGCCGTTGGTGGGGCTTCAGCGATCACAAAGGTGAGCGGGGAGGGGATTGCTGTCTCCCGAACCGACACGGGGGACTACTTGCTCACTTGGAGCGATGCCCCTGGTAACTTCAAGGGGGCAACTGCCTCTCTGCAAGCTACTACTATCGGCGACCTGGCAGGTCACACTGTAGTCTTCGGAGCGTTCACTGCGGGGGGCACTACGTTGGCCTTCGGAGTCTACAACGCCGCTGACGCCTCGCACGACCTCGCAGCCCTTGAGTGGGTGACGGTCCGAGTGGCCTTCTCGCACACTGGCCTCTAACCCTAGGAGTCGAGAGCATGCCTCGTAAGTTTTCAGTATTGGACTTAATCACTCGCGGTCGCAGACGTTGCGATCAGGAGAATAGAGATGTGCTCTCGGCTGCTGAGTGGAAGGAAGAGCTTTCCACAATCAAGAGTGAGTTTGACGGGGAGTTAATCGACAGTGGTATGCGCTACTTCGAGAAGACCTCGACACTCACGACAGTCACAGGACAGAACGAGTACCTAGTGCCGAGCGACTTCTTGGCGATGGTAGGAATCGACTACGTTCAGGGTGATGGGCAGAAGATTGAACTTGTGCCGATGCTCGCCCAGGAGCGTAACTACTTCACAGGCACACAGGCCTCGGGCCAGTCTGTCGCATACCAACTCATAGGGCAGAACATCAAGTTTGGGCCTCCTCCCTCGGGCGGGCAGACCTACGAGATTGTCTTCGTCCCTCAGCCTGCCGACATCTCAGACGCGGGCGACAAGGAGCTGATTGACGTTGTCATCCCAGCCGGTGAGGCTTTCTTCGTTTACTCCCTGGCGCTCGTCGGGGCTATCAAAGAAGAGCATGACCTGACGCCCTACTTCGAGCGCAGAGTAGAGTTCTGGCGCGAACGGGTCAAAGAGTGGGCAATGCAGCGAGAGCTCTACACTCCGAAGCGTCGCTACGTGCATGGCGAAGGAAGCAACCGCTTCGACGGTGACGGCCTAGGCAACTCTGGCTACATCGGCGGGGAGTACATCTACTAGTGCCTAGGAAGTACATAGCCCCCCTCATCTTCCGAGTGATGAGCGAGACTGATCGCATTCTTCGAAACTTCGACGACCGCATCAGAGAGCTTGTGTCCATCTCCATCCTGGGAGGGTACAGAATCCGAGCGATTGAGCTTGAAGACGCTACGAACACGCCGATAGCACACAGGATCGGGCGAAGGGTAACCCTGCTGGCCTCACCCCCTATCGGTCCTTCGACATCGGGCCGGATTGAGGTTGTGGAGGATTCCCAGTTTGACCCTGATAAGTATGTTGTTCTCAAGGCTTCTGGCTATGGCCGTACGGTTACTGTGGACGCGTGGGTGTTCTAGAATGGCCGAGCCTAGGCAAATAGTCGACATCCCTCTAGCGGGTGGCCTCGACACAAAGACCGATGAGAAGGCCCTGCAGCCTCCGGGGCTGACGCTCTGCGAAGATGCGCAGTTTGACGACATTGGCGGCATGCAGCAGCGCCCTCAGTATCAGGCAATCACTGACGCAGCCGGCAACACTATCGACGACATCAGGAAGATCGTACCCTACGCCGATCAACTCGTCGCATTCTCTAAAGACAAGATTTGGAGCTACGCCAGCAGTGACGGGCTTTGGACCGACCGAGGCGACTACCTGGCAGTCAAGACCGAGGAGACTGGGCGCTTCGTTACGACTGGCGAACAGTACGATACCGACATGGCGAGCCTCCTAGGGGTGACGCTGTACTGTTGGGCTGAGGACACAATCGGAGGGGGCACACGCTCCTTCGTGGCAGGCGTAGACACGGCAACAGGAGCCGTCAAGCTGAGCACTCAGAGCATTCTAACGGGGGCTGTGAGGCCTCGCCTGATTGCTACGGCCTCCAAGATCTACCTGTTCTACATCGATCAACTCAACGACATCATGTACACGCGGCAGTACGACCCTGCCGGGGACCTCAGCTCGCCTTCTGAGGACTCGGTAGCGGTAACACTATGGGTGGCCTACGACATCGCTCTGAGCCTGGCGAACACCGAGGACGTCGTTGTAGCGATAGCGCGCAATGCCAACTACAACATGTACTTGATGGATGGCTCGACAGGGTTTAGCTCTGCCACTGTCAAGACGGGCAACGCTGTCTCTTGCATCAGCGTGTCTCACGACCCGACGACTACGACCCGGATCTGCGTGTCTCGAGATGACACAACGACGACGGTAGAATCCGACATTCTCAACTCTACGACGTTCGCCGACGTAGCAGCGGCCACGGCAGTAGGGACAGCCCCCGCGACAATCCTTCAAATCACTTCGGCCTACAACGACTCGAATACGTGTTCCGTCTTCTGGAGTACGACAACTACACCTGTCACCTCTGCGAACTTCATCACCGAGTGGAATACGACCGACAACGCGGGCTCCACGGGCAGCGAGGCAACCCTGGTAAGACGGGCTAGCATCGCGTCACACGCCTTCAGTCACGACGGCAGCATCTATCTGTGGCTTGTCTTCGGGTCCGCTAGCGATGGCATCCTGACCGCGCAGCTGCAGAACACATACTTCCTCTACCGCTCAGACGGGCACATCGCAGCGAAGGCCGTGAACAGCACTGCGGGGGGTCACGCAACCGACGCAGGAGCCCTTCCTTCTGTGACTAACACCTCAGGCAACATCTGGGAGTGGTGCGGCATCAGACGACGCATCATCCCTCTGGGTGAAGGACAGAAGGGCTACGCCGCTCAGTCGCCTCAGCAGATTGTGTTCACCTTCGATCATGCCAGTGCCCGACGTACTACAGAGCTCGGCGCGGCCCTCTACATTGCCGGGGGCTTCATCTCTCAGTTCGACGGGAGCAACCTTGTTGAGGTTGGCTTTCACAACTTCCCCTACTCGTTCGGCGCGTCGGCCTCAGGCTCAGGCGGCAACCCTAACGGCAAATACAACTATATCCAGGTCGTCTCTTGGTACAACGTCAAAGGGGAGTTTGAACGCAGCACTACAGCGACGATCACAGAGCAAACGGTAGTCAACGAGAAGATGTCGTTTAACACGACGCTTCCGCTGCACATCACTGCCAAGACAGGCGCAGCGGGAGAGGTGGCAATCGAGTACTTCCGGCAGATCGCAGCAGCAGCTGTGAACGCCCCTTACTTCCTGATCAACAGCAAGGACCCCTCCGCAACTGGGGATAACGGCTACGTCGAGAATGATCCAACGTCTTCACTCATCACATCGCCGGACGATGACATGGACGACGATGATCTAATCAAGCTTGAGCCCTTCCCTGAGAACGGGGGACTGACGCTCGCAAACCTGCCTCCTCCTCCTGCCACCATCATCGCATCGACACAGGACCGAGTCATCTTAGCGGGAATCCCCGCGAACCCTCACAGGGTTGTCTACTCACGGCTGAGAGGTGACAGCGAGATAGCCTCATTCAACGAGATCCTCTTCGTTGACCTACCTCCTGCAGGGGGGCCAATCTCAGGGATCGACTTCCTAAACGAGACGATGATCGCGTTCAAGGAGACTGCCATCTATGCCCTGAGTAACGACGGGTTTGACAATGCTGCAGGCGGCGTCAACTACGGGCCGGGCAGAGTCCTAAGTA